AACCCGAAGAAGGCCAAGGAACTATCTTCAATCGCAGACCCCGTTAAGTTCGCTTTTGCGGTGGCAAAACTGGAGAAAGAATTGAAAGTAATGCCTCGCAAGTCAGCCCCCGCACCTGAGCGTGTTGTCCAGACCACTGGACCGAAATCAGGTGCTGTAGACTCAACTCTGGAACGACTCCGCGCCGAAGCTGAAAAGACTGGTGACTACAACAAGGTCATGCAGTACCGACGGCAGAAGCGCTCAACTTGATAGGAGCCAATCATGGCAAACGCATTTTCAAAGGAAGAGCGCGTAGCGTTCGAGGATCTGCTCGAAGGTTTCCAAGACGCGCTAGTGCTGTCCAAGAACGTCAGTGTGTATCGCACCGACGGTCAGATGATGGAGCGTGCTCGCGACACCATCTGGCGTCCGATGCCTTACATCGCCCAGTCGGTCGCTTCGACCCCTGGCACTGCGCTGTCCGGCTATCAGGACATGACCCAGTTGTCTGTCCCGGCCACGCTCGGCTTTAGCCGTACCGTGCCTTGGACGATGACCACGCTGCAACTGCGTGACGCGCTGCAAGAGGGCCGTCTGGGTGACAGCGCCAAGCAGAAGCTGGCGTCTGACATCAACGTGGCCATCCTGAATGTCGCAAGCGCTCAGGGCACGCTGGTGGTTCCCATTGGTGCTCCGTCGGGCACGTTCGATGACGTCGCTGCTTGCGATGCTCTGATGAACGAGCAAGGCGTCCCGATGGAAGACCGCTACATGGCCCTGTCCAGCCGCGACTACAACGGTCTGGCTGGCAACCTGGCTGGCGGCACTGTGGCGACTTTGTACAACGGTCGTTCGTTCAATGGTGACAAGTCGAACCGCGCTTTCGAGCGTTCGTTCGTCGGCACCGTGGCGAACTTCGAGACGTACAAGATGGACTACGCGCTGCGTTGCGCTGCCAACGCTGCGTCCATCACCATCGCCACCAACGGCGCTCAGGTGCAGTACGTTCCGCAGGCCACCTCGACCTCTGTCGGCGGTCAGATCAACGTGGACAACCGTTTCCAGGTCGTCACCGTTTCGTCTGTGGCCGGTGTGTCCCAGGGCGATATGTTCGAGATCGCCGGCATCGAGGCCGTCCATCACATCACGAAGCAGTCTACGGGGCAACTCAAGACCTTCCGTGTGATCGACACCCCGACGTCTGATCCGTCGCTCGGCGCTGCCGAACTGCGTATCAGCCCGCCGATGATTGGTGCGAACCAGGTCTCTCCGACCGACGCGGAACTCCAGTACAAGAACATCGAAGTGGCGTCCACCTCGGCCACCGCTACGATCACGTTCTTGAACACGACCGCTACGTCGATCAACCCGTTCTGGTACAAGGACAGCCTGGAGATCCTGCCGGGTCGCTATGCTGTTCCCTCGGACGCTGGTGCCGCTATCATGCGTGCTAGCACCGATCAGGGCATCGAGCTGGTCATGCAGAAGTTCTACGACATCGATTCGATGACGATCAAGTATCGTCTCGACACGCTGTACGGGGTCGTCTGCAAGAACCCGGAAATGTGCGGGGTTCTGATTTTTAATCAATAATTGACTAATATAGTCTGGTATTGATTAGCGCGGGCGGATGGATTGGGAGTTCCCGGTCGCCGCCCGCGTTTTCACATCTGGAGAGCAATATGCCCATGAAGCAAGGTTACGGCAAGAAGTCCATCAGCGAGAATATCTCTCGTGAGATGAAGTCTGGCAAGCCTCAGAAGCAAGCCGTGGCGATGGCCATGAGCACTGCTCGCAAGGCCGCCATGAAGGCTGGAAAGCCTGCCAAAGCACCTAAGAAGCCGATGTGATGAAACCCGGTCTGTACGCCAACATCGCGGCCAAACGCGAGCGCATCAAAGCCGGCAGCGGTGAGAAAATGCGCAAGCCTGGCACCAAGGGTGCTCCAACTGCTGCGGCGTTCAAGGCTGCGGCCAAAACCGCCAAGAAGAAATGACTCAGTTTCCCACCCATGTCTACAAATCGCCGGGGCATTACATCCGCCTGAAGCGGACGTACAAGATTGCCTCTGTGGCCGATCAGGAGGCGCTGCAAGCGCATCTGGACGATGGGTGGCACCTGACGCTTGACGCAGCATTTGAGGCTGCTGGTGACGAAGCTCTGCTGCACAAGCCTCGTGCCGACTGGCGCACACGACGCGCACAGGAGGCCAAGGCTAAAGCTCAGCGGCTAAAAGAGCGTAAGGCGTCTCTGGCGGCTTACGAGCAGCGCAAGACCCGCAAGTCGAAGCCAGAGCCTGTCGAACCCATTGTTTCGGTGAGTGTTGAGGCGCCCGACGACAACGCGCCACCGACTCGCGCAGAGCTGGAGCAACAGGCTACACTACTCGGAATCCGGTTTGGCGTCCGCACGACCGACGAGCGTCTCCTTGAGCGCATCAATGAGGCGATGAAGGGAGCCTGACGTGGGCTACAGCAAGCGCCAATTCATTACCGCTGCCCTGTCTGAGATCGGGCTGGCGGATTACGTCTTCGACCTCCAGCCGCAGGATCTGGAGTCTGGCCTGCGTCGTCTTGATTCGATGATGGCTGAGTGGAACGCCAAGGGCATCCGTCTGGGGTATCCAATTCCTGGGTCCCCTCAGAACAGCGACATCAACTCGCCGTCCGAGGTGCCTGACAGCGCCAACGAGGCAATCATCACCAACCTCGCCATCCGCCTCGCGCCGAGTTACGGCAAGCAGGTGATGAACGAGACCAAGGTGGCTGCCAAGAACGCCTACAACACGCTGCTGTCTCGCGCCACGCTGCCGGCCGAGCAGCAGATGCCTGGGTCGATGCCGTCAGGTGCTGGCAACAAGCCGTGGCGTGTGTATGACGATCCGTTCCTGCGGCCTCCTGTCAGCCCTGTGCAGGCTGGCCAGGATGGCGCAATTGAACTTTACTGAGGGCTTGACATGCCTACGATCAATCAACTGCCGCTGCTGACTCAGCCGAACTCTGGCGACCAGATCCCGGTCTACAGTCCGAACAACGGAGACGCTCGCCGTATCCCGTTGGGGTCGCTGCTGACGTACTTTCAGCAGCAGTTCGCCAGCCCGACGCTGGCTACCAACGTCTACACGCCAGGCACCGGCTTCAACATTGCGGCACCGACCCCGGTGGCCCAGCAGCAGTGGATCTTGATCCAGCCCGCTGGCACGCTGGCATCCGGCACCGTGACGCTGCCGTTGAACACCAGCACGCCAGATGGCACCGAAGTGCTGATCACGACCACGCAGCAGATCACGGCCTTTACGCTGGGGCAGAACGGAGCGGCAGCGCTGTACGGCGACCCGACGACGCTCTCTGCGGAAGACTTCTTCCGGATGCGCTACGTTCTGGCTACCAATAGCTGGTACCGAATTGCTTGATCATGGCAAAGACACCGGCTTGGCAGAGGGCTGAAGGACAGTCAAAATCTGGTGGGCTGAACGCCAAGGGCCGCGCGTCTGCCAAAGCCGAGGGCATGAACCTGAAGCCTCCGGTGAAAGCAGGCGACAATCCTCGCCGCGCCAGCTTCCTGGCTCGCATGGGCAACATGCCGGGGCCTGAGTTCAAAGACGGCGAACCGACCCGTCTGCTGCTGTCACTGCGGGCATGGGGCGCATCTTCCAAGGCTGACGCCAAGGCCAAGGCCAAGGCGATCTCGGCCAGGAACAAAGCGAAGAAGTGACATGCCCGCTATACCCATCGTTTCAGGCATCTACACAGACGGCGCAGGCGACGTCCGCGTAGCCTATCCCGTCAACCTCGTCCCTGTTCCTAAGAACAGCGGCGTGAGCACGGGATATCTGCGTCCTGGCGATGGCATTGTGCAGAACGGCACCGGCCCCGGCGTGGACCGTGGTGGCATTGAGTGGAACGGCGTGTGCTACCGGGTTATGGGCACCAAACTCGTGACGGTGGCCAGCAATGGCACGGTGACGACGCTGGGTGACGTCGGAGGCACCGGCCTGGTGTCGATGGACTACAGCTTCGACTTGCTGGGTATCGCCTCGGGCGGCAATCTGTTCTTCTGGAACCAGTCCACCAGCACGCTGACGCAAAACACCGATCCGAACCTCGGCACGGTGCTGGATGTCGTGTGGATTGACGGGTACTGGATGACGACCGATGGTCAGTTCCTGATCGTCACTGACATCCTGAATCCGCTGTCAGTGCTGCCGTTCAGCTACGACTCAGCCGAGGCGGATCCAGACCCCGTGACCGCCGTGCTTCGGTTGCGCAACGAGGTCTATGCGCTGAACCGGCACACCATCGAGGTGTTTGAGAACATCGGCGGTGGCTTCTTTCCGTTTGGTCCGATTGCCGGTGCTCAGATCCAGAAAGGCTGCGTCGGCACACATGCCTGCTGCATCTTCGTCGAGACGGTGGCCTTCCTCGGCGGCGGCCGCAACGAGGCTCCCGGCATCTATCTCGGTGCCAATGCTCAGGCCAACAAGATCAGCACGCAGGAAATCGACGATCTGTTGCTGACATACACTTCGGCACAACTGGCCGATGTCAAGCTGGAGGCTCGCAACGACCGCGCTCACCAGCACCTGTACGTTCACCTGCCTGACCGGACTATCGTTTACGATCACTCGGCATCACAAGTGCTGGAGCAGGTCGTGTGGTTCACGCTGACCAGCACGCTGGTGGGCTTTAGCCAGTACCGCGCTCGCAACCTGGTGTGGTGTTACGACAAGTGGTTGGTGGGTGACCCTCAATCGTCGGCCATCGGCTACATGGTCAAGGACATCGGTGGCCACTGGGGCCAGCGGGTGCGCTGGGAGTTCGGCACGCCCATCGTCTACAACGAATCAAACGGCGCGCTGTTCCAGGAACTTGAGCTTGTCACGCTGACAGGCCGCGCAGCACTCGGCACCAACCCGCAGATCACCACGAGCTACTCGCTGGACGGGTTGTCGTGGAGTCAGGACCGCACGATCTCCGCTGGGGGCCTTGGAGAGACCAAGAAGCGCCTCGTTTGGTTGCGGCAGGGGTTCATGCGCAACTGGCGTATTCAGCGCTTCAGAGGCGATTCTGAGGCCCACCTGTCGTTCATGAGGCTTGAGGCTCGGTTGGAGCCCTTGGCGTACTGATGGCGACGTCGAGCAAACTCAACCTCACACGCGATCAGCTTGCGACGTTTCTCAAGACGCACGAGCAGATCATCCAGTTCGAGCGTCTGTTCGCTGACGTCCAGCAGCTTGA